GAAATTACTCTATTCCTATTAATGTTAATTTATTTTACAGTGCAGAGCATCGGATGAAAATCCGGTGCTTTTGTATCTCCGGAAAGGCGGTGAATCGCATGAAATTAAACTTACGTCAGAGAAAATTTGCAGAGTATTATGCTCAATCCGGTAACATTGTGCAAAGTGCAATAAAAGCAGGCTACTCAGAAAAATATGCCAATGCTGATGCCTGCAAAATCCTAGAAAATCCTAGAGTTGCGGAATATATCAGGGAAATTTCAGAGAAAATGCAGGACGAACGAATTCTGACAGCAAAGGAACGTCAGGCGATTCTGTCTGACATCATCCGTGATGCGAATCATGTCGAACCGTCTGATAGAATCAGGGCGATTGACGTTCTGAACAAGATGCAGGGCGACTACATCAGCAAAGTCGAAGTCAGCGGAACTCTAAATGCTGAAATGTCGAAACTCGATACGCTTGTGAAGCAGATGAATAATAATGTCTGATTTGATTTTATCTGAAAAATTCAGAGCATTCCTACATTGTTCCGCTCCGGTCGAATTTCTTGAAGGCACGACAGCGGCAGGAAAAACAACAGTCGGCATTTATAAATTTATTCTGAAATGTGCCGAATCTCCGAAAAAACAGCATGTCTTATCCGGTTTGGATTTAGGAACGATTGAGAAAAATATCATCAATAAAGATTTAGGCATTCTGGATATTTTCGGCATTCTGACGGAATATTTTCCGGCCGGCAAAGGAAGGGACAGTCTGCCGCATATCGTACTGCATACGATGCAGGGCGACAAGAAAATTTATGTCCTCGGCTATGACAATGCGGCTCGCTGGAAGAAATCGCTCGGAGCACAGTACGGCTGTCTGTATATCGACGAAATCAATATTGCCGATATTAATTATATCCGTGAATCGGTGATGCGATGTGACTATCTGATGGCGACTCTGAATCCGGATGATCCTGACCTTCCTGTTTATGCAGAGTATATCAATCATGCACGGCCGCTTCCGGAATGGCGGCATGAAACGCCGCCGGAACTTCTGGAACAGCTCAGCGAGGAAAGTAAAACCGGATGGGTGCATTGGTTTTTCAGCTTTAAAGACAATGCCGCTCTGAGTCCGGAAAAGATTGAGATGATCAGACAGAATGTTCCTGTGGGAAGTAAGCTCTGGAAAAACAAAATCCAAGGTCTCAGAGGACGGGCAACGGGTCTGATCTTCGCCAATTTCGACCGGAAACAGCATTGTTTTCATGAAGGCGAACTGCAATTGCAGATCGAGAAACAGGAGCTGAAATTCATTCAGTTCTCGGCCGGACTCGATACAGCATACTCATCAGAATCGGCCGATACGATTGCGATGACGTTTATCGGGATTGATAACAAGTCAAGGCTTCTGCTTCTGGATGAAGAAGTCATTCAGAATGCAGATTTGAAAATTCCGGTATCGCCATCGGATTTGGCAGATCGATTTGTGAATTTTCTGGAAACAAATCGGCAGAAATGGGGTTTCGCCCGTGATGTCTATATTGATTCTGCTGATCAGGCAACGATCACGGAATTAAAGAAATATAAACGAAAAACAGGCTGTTTATATAATTTTATCAACAGCTATAAAAAATTAAAAATTATCGACCGGATTCATCTGCAATCCGGCTGGATTGCTTCCGGACACTATCTTGTGAATGCGACTTGTGTGCATCATCTGCGAGAATTAGCTTGCTATTCATGGCAGGAAAATCAGCCGATTCCGGAAGATAAAAATGATCATACAATCAATTCTGTACAGTACGCTTTTATTCCATATAAGGACAAAATCGGAAGAGAATCGAGGTGAATTTTCTGAATATTTTTGAAAATATCCGGCTCTTGCTGATGCGGATGTTCAAACTTGAACCGGCTCAGCCAAAGCAATTCTACGTCAGAGAGAATCTGACTTTTGAGGATAATCAGGCTCTGAATCGAATCTGGTATCACGGCGACCCCGAAGAACTCGCTCAGATTTATTCTCAGATCGGCGATACCGGATTCTGGAGCATGTCGGCAAAATCCAGAAAAATCCAGAAAATTCATACCGGACTGCCGAGCTTGATTGTCGATACGATTTCGCAGATCGTAGCTTCTGATATGCTGTCGATCGGGATCGTCAACGCTCCGGCCGAACAGAATTTGTTAAACAAAATTCTTGAAAAGAATCAGTTTTCTGATTTGTTAGAACAGACTGTCGGAGACGTGCTGATCGACGGAGACGGAGCTTTTAAATTGAAATATCATCCCGAATTTTCTGATTATCCGATTCTGAAATTCGTCTCCGGAAATCGTGTACAGTATGAAAAGTCAGAAATTATTTTCCTGACAAAATATGTCAAAAAATCGAGAGAATTTCTGTTAAGAGAAGTTTACGGCTTCGGCTATATCAGATATATTCTGACGGATGCTTCCGGAATCGCCGTATCTCTGGACACTCTGGACGAAACCAGAAACTTGACTGATCTGGTTTTTGATCAGAAAATCCGGCTTGCCGTGCCTCTGAAATTCCGGAATTCTAAACGATACAAGGGCAGAGGACAAAGCATTTTCGATCGGAAGCGAGGCTGTTTCGATGCTCTCGATGAGACTTGGAGTCAATACATGAATGCTGTCCGGAAATCTCAGCCGAAAACTTATATCCCATCGGCACTCGCTGAGTATAATCCTGAAACAGGCGAACCGCTCCGGCCTGATCCGTTCGAGGATAATTATATCACAGTCGCTCAGAATATGGCAGAAAATGCGATTAATCAGATCATGAGCGTTCAGCCGGAAATCCAGACAGATGGCTATTTATCGGCCTATATGACAGCATTAGACCTGTGTCTGCAAGGTCTGATTTCTCCGTCGACACTCGGCATTGATGTCAAAAAACTCGACAACGCCGAGGCCCAGCGCGAAAAGGAAAAGACAACTCTGTATACCCGAAATCGGATTGTTACGGTTTTACAAAAGATTCTTCCGGAACTGTTCCGGTCGATTCTTTGGCTTTATGATGCTGAACATGAACTCGATTTTCCGGAAAATCTGAAAATCTCCGTGCCGTGGGGTGAGTACGCAAATCCGTCATTTGAGAGTCAGGTTGAGACGATCGGGAAAGCGAAGTCAAGCCGAATCATGTCGAATGAAGCCGCTGTCGAGGAACTCTACGGCGATACCAAGCCCGATGACTGGAAGCAAGCCGAAATCGAACGTCTGAATCAGGCGGACGGTCTGATTTCATCCGATGAGGAATTATTCTGATGGCAAATTATGATGTTGGCGATGCTCTGTCCAGAATCGAAAATATTCTTCTGGATTCGATCGGCAGGAACATGAAGCGTCATCTCAAAGAAGAATCGGATTTGCAGAAATCATGGAGTATGTGGCAGACTGAACAGCTGACAAGTCTGAATCACTGGTCAGCGAAGAATTATAAACAATTCGCTCCGCAGTTCACCAGCATCAACAATCAGGCAATGCAGATGCTCCGGCAGGCAAATCAGAACGGCGAATTAAATCAGGAAATTAAAATCTTACAAACCGGAATTCAGGATGCCCAACGATTTTTTGATGTTCCGAATGATAAACTTGATTCGCTTCTGAAAGCTGTCCGTTCTGACCTCTCCAGAGCCGAACACAGCATTCTCCGAAAGGCTGACGATGTCTACCGGGAAGCGTTATTTAATTCGCATTTCTATCTGCAATCCGGCTCCGGAACGCTGAATTCAGCCATTGACATGGCTGTCGAAGACCTGCATCAGAGGGGCTTGCATAGTGTTGTTTACCGGAACGGGGCGCATGTATCAGCATCGGTTTACGCGCGGATGGCACTCCGTTCGGCGAACGAACGCGCACAGCTTCTCGGCGAAGGGAAAGCCCGTGACAAGTTCGGGATTCATACGGTCATCGTTCCGCCGTCGGGAATCGCCTGTCCGAAGTGTGCTCCGTGGCTGTGTCGTGTTCTTGTGGATGATGTCTATTCTGCCGGAACGCCTGCCGAAGCCGCTGATCTGAATCTTCCACTGCTGTCCGAAGCGATCAGACAGGGCTTTCTGCATCCTCAGTGCAACTGCTCTCCACAGACGTATTTTCCTGATTCTCCTGTTCCGGAGATGTCGGATTCTCAGCGTGAAGAAACCGTCAGGAAATATCAGATCACGCAGAAACAGCGTTATCATGAACGACAAATCAGAAAATGGAAACAGGCTGAAAAATCCGCTCCGGATGATGCCGCTAAAAAAGCCGCCTCGGCTCGAAAGCGAGAGTGGCAGAAGCGGAATAAAGACCTCTGCGACAAGCATTCTGATTTCTTACGGCGCGATTACTTCCGCGAAAAGATTTATGATTCTCAGACTCCGCCGATCACGCCGAATGTGATTGACAAGCCGACTCCGCCCGAACCTGCTCCGAAGCTCACCCAGACAAAGCCGGCTGTAATCTCTGAAAATTCTGTTTTACAGGAAGCTCCCATCTCACTCGAAGAAGCAAGAAGAGCTTCTGAAAATGCAGCTCTTGAAGCAGAAAAGTCTATGAAAAATAACTTGACAGAAACAACAAAAAATGTTACAATAAATATGGGAAGATTTTCAGACTATTACGGTCAGGAACACACACAAGTGATTCGGGATTGTCTTTCCAAATCTCCTGAACCTGTTCAAAAAATCTGGAATCGGTATGCACCGTATCTTAACAGTATTGATGTGGAATATCGAAAAAATTCTCATTATGACTCTGAGGCAAGGGGGGTCAGATTGCATATTGCACAGTCAGCTTCTGGTAATGATATTATGGCTCCTTATGAGACGGTATTCCATGAATATGGACATCATATTGATTATTTGATGAATCTCAGATACGGAAACAAAGACCCGATGACAGCATATTCAGAAGTTTATGAAAACGGACTGCTCGGCGGAACTATCAAGAAAGAAGCTGAAAAAGTTTTGAAAGATTTCGGCGATTCTTTAGTTGCTTCCGGAATGTATGCGACTGTTCCGGAAAGAAAAGAACTGGAAGAGCTATTCTGTAATACAATAAATTCTGAATTTCCTGGATATGATAAAACAGCAATTGCAAATGTTTCTGATATGTTTGAATCTGTGATGCTTTTCACTGTGAATCCATTTGGTGCAGGACATAAAGCTAAAAATCCGCAGTACTGGGAAAATGAAGGCAACAGAAGCAAAGAAGCATTTGCAGAAATGTTCAGTGCAACTATCAGCAATTCGGCATCACTTGAACAGATAAAGAAATATTTTCCCGAAGCATATGCAGTATTTTTAGAAATTCTGGAGGCGGTAACATGACAATAGCAGAACTTGAAACAAAGCGAAAAGAAAAATGCAAAGAAGCAGATATTCTTGTAGCTGAATATAAGAAGAAATTTGGAGTTGATTATACCCATAGCATGTTTTTTAAAAACAGGACTATTGATGAAGACATTGCAGAACTGAAAGACTGCATTGAAAATAATCACTTACAGTCAAATGAACCTCTGGAAGATTATAATCCGAATTATCAATATTGATTGAAACCGCCTATAAACAGGCGGTTTTTTGATACCCGAAAGGAGAGTTTTTATGGAAACAGAAAAAAATGAAAAAATCGAAAAAGAAGACCCTGTAAAGCCGGAAGAACCCGAAAAGACAAAACCAGAACCAAAACCGGAAAAAGCTCCGGAACAGCCTCAGGATAACACAGAACTGAACAGCCTGAAAGCGGAGAATGCAAGTCTCAAAATCAAGCTGACAGCCGCGCTCGAAGCTGTCAGAATGGGGGTCGATTCCCGTCAGATTGATTATGTCCTGAAACTCGCTGAATTCCCCGAAAACGCCGATCAAAAGGCGATCACGGCGGCGATTCAGAAAGTTCTGGATGATGTTCCGGCTTTCAAGGCCGAATCTTCCGGAAAATCAAAAGGCTTCAAAATCGGAGCGGATGACCCGAAACAGATTTCCGAAGCCGATGCTATCGCAAGAGCATTCGGCAATACAAGAAAGGATTGATTTTATGGCAGTTTATAACTATGCAGAACAGTTCACCAGAGAACTCCAGACCAAGTACAGCCGTGAACTCGTCAGCTATGATCTGACACTCAGTAACGGAGATGTGCAGTTTGTCAATGCGGAGATTATCAAACTTCCGACAATGACCCTGTCCGGCTATAAAGATCATAACCGTCAGAGTCTCAGCTTTAATGCCGGAACGATCGGAAACAGCTGGATTCCGAAGAAACTCGAACATGATCGTGATGTAGAATTCTGCATCGACCCGATGGATGTTGACGAAACAAATCTTGTTCTCTCAATGGCGAATATTACGAATCAGTTTGAGGAACAGCAGGCGATTCCGGAGAAAGACAGCTATAGATTTTCTAAGCTCTATTCCGAAGCCGTTACCTATGCGGCGAACGGAGCTGTGATTGATCATACTGCTTTAACTGCTCTGAACATTCTTGACTGGATTGATACGCAGTCCGCTATGATGGATGATGCAGGTGTTCCGATCGATGGCAGAGTGCTGTATCTGACATCGGCGGCGAAGACTTTACTGAAATCGGCATCCGGAATCACAAGAACGATCTCAGTCGGCGGCGGCTCGAATTCCGTGAACAGAAATATTAATCGCATTGATGAGATGCTGATCAAGACTGTTCCGAGCGGCAGATTCAAGACAGCTTACGATTTCACGACCGGATGTGTTCCGGCGGCGACTGCAAAACAGATCAATGCGATGCTGATTCATCCGTCATGCGTTGTCAGCCGTGATAAATACAGTTACATTCAGGTTTTCACCCCCGGACACGATTCCAGAACGGCCGATAAATACGTTTATCAGAATCATTATTTTACAGATACATTCCTGTTACAGCAGAAGGCTTGTGGCATTGCGATCAATGCCGATTCCTGATTGTGAGGTGATTTCATCATGATTTATGCAGTAAAGGGCAATAAAGTATATCAGATCGGCGATAATCCGGCTATGCAGGAAGATTTTCTGAACCGTGGCTATGATCTGACTGACGAGTCCGGAAAGATTCTGAAACACAGTCCGGTCAAGACAGTTCCTTACAGTCAGTATGCTGAAATTCTCGCTGAACTCGAAGCTCTCAGAGAGGCTAAGAAAAAATGAGTCAGTATCTGACCACCGAAGAATTTCAGACCATGACCGGACAGGAAATTTCTGAAAAATTTCTGATTCAGGCCTCTGATCAGATTGATATTTTAACTTTTCAGCGAATCAAGAAAATCGGCTTTGAGAATCTGACAAATCTGCAAAAAGAATTAATCAAAAACGTCTGTGCTTCACAGGCGATTTTTTTGCAGGATTTCGGCGATATGCTTAACAATCCGTTAAGTTCCTACAGCATCGCCGGAGTCTCGATGAGCTGGAATTCTCAGAATCTTGTGACTCTCTCCGGAGTCACCATGCAGACAGAGAATCATCAGAAATTATTGCAGACGAATCTCTGCAACCTGGTTTTGAGGTGATCGCATGAAATATCCCAGATTAGTTCCGGAATCCGTCTGCCGGACACCGTGCAGAGTGATTCTGCAAGCCGAGGGCCTTTCCGAAGACGGCGAACGGATTCCGGCATTTTCTGCCGATCTGAAATGCTTATTTCAGAGCAGTTCCCGAAGAATTTTGAATTCTGAAAAAGAAGAGATTTCAATCTCGGCAGAGGCCTATTTCTCATCTGATTTCTGTCCGGAATTATCAGAAATTCCGGACGGAGAAATTTATATTTTTGATCATAAACGGCAGATCGTCAGAGGTCAGAAAGCCCGAAATCCTGACGGTACTGTGAACTATATCAAACTGGATGTGATCTGATGGCAGGCATTAATTTTGATCAGATCGGTGCGGATGTTCTGGAAATTACAACAATCCGGCTGAATACTGAAATTAAACAAGCCGGAGTTATCCCGAAAGATCAGGGGACTCTTGAAACTGCTCATCATGTTTCTCATCCGGAGCAGAACCGCTCTGAAATTTCAGCAAGTACCCCATATGCAAGAAAGCTCTATATGCATCCGGAATACAATTTCCGTCAGGGTGAAAATCCGAACGCCAAAGGGCAGTGGTTCGAGGACTGGGAGTCCGGCGGCAAGTACGAGAATCGAGCGGCTGAAATTTTCATCGAAGAATTCAAACGCAGAACAGGGGGCTGATCTCATGAATCTGAGCGATATTCGGGATTTCCTGAAAGAACTTTTCCCCGAAGCGGAGCATTTCTACATCGGCAGAATCGACAGCAGTCAGGAGAAGTGCATCGGCGTTTATGACGGAAATCCGCTTCCGGAAACGCCTTGTATCAGCTTCCGGACGTATCAGGAGATTCCGGTTTCGATTCTGCTTCACTGGACGGAAAATGCGAAATCTTCTCAGAAAGCGGCTCTTGATTTGTATTTCCGTTTACAGAATAGCGACTTTCCGGAGATCGGCGGTCATATCGTTCCTTTGATTTCTCTGCTGAATTCCAGTCCGGTGGACTGTACGCCGCCGGAATCGCTGATCTATGAATTTGTAATCAATATCGATATTTTCTATAATATCTGAAAGGAGCTTTTATTATGTCGAATACTTTTACAGGTGTGTTCCCTGTGCATAACAACATTTTTGAAGTGGAAACGGCAGAAAATACATGGTCTAAAATCGCCAATTTAGAGGGCTTTAACGTCAATTTTGATGGTACTGTCGAGGAGTGGACAGCGATGGAAAACGAGGGTTGGACATCGGCTCTGAAAACTGGTATGAAATGGACACTCACGCTCAAAGGCAAGCGGACTGTCGGCGATGCCGGAAATGACTTCATCGCCGGAAAGAAATTCAAGACTGGTCAGGATGCGTATGCTAAAATTCGCTGGACAATGCCGACTGGTACGCAGATTGTGCAGGAAGTTGTTGTCAATGTCAAGGCTGACGGTACAGGCGATACGACAAATGTCGGTGCTCTCGAAGCCGAATTACAATCAAACGGCAAGCCGACCGTAACAGAAGCCGCCTGAAAGGAGTAAACATGAAAATGCGATTAAATATCACAGAAAAATTACAGTCTGATTTTCCTGAACTCGAACTCAGAGACAAAACTTTTCGGATTGATAACCGGAAAGATACAGTTTTAGCCTATACCGAAAAAGATTTCTCCGGTCAGAAAACAGGCGATCTCATGGAAGAGATTATCAGACATTTCGCCGGTGAAAAGGCTCTGAAAGAGATTCAGAGCATGAAAGATTTGTCTTTTCATGATTACGAAACGATCATCTATGCGATCATGTCACTAGCAATGGAAATCACTTTCGAGGAAGCTCAGAAGCGATTTCACAGCTCCGCCGGAGAATCAGCCTGAATTCTATGATCTTGTGGATGACTGGTCTCTGATCGAAGCGAGTTTCGCATCACAGTACGGCATCAGACTCAGACAGGAACCGGACATGAGCTGGGGAGAATTCTCCGCTCTGCTGTCCGGACTTCTGCCGGAAACGCCGCTCGGTCAGATCGTCAGTATCCGGAGCGAAACGGATTCAAAAATCATCGAAAAATTCACATCCGGACAGAAAAAAATCTACGAAGATTGGCAGAAATTTTTATTTGAAAAACATCCGGAATTTTATGATAAAAGTTTATCACAGATAGAAAAAATCTTTCTTGCATTGAGGTGATGACATGGATGATAAAGCAAAAGTGACTCTGCATCTGGATTTGAATACATCCGAAGCACAGCGGAAACAGGATAAATTTATTTCTCAGAATCAGAATTTGAAAGCAAATCTAACTTTTGATATTTCTCAGGCTTTACAGAGCTTTCAAAGTTTTGCAAAGCAGATTCAGAATCAGCCTGTAAAGGCTCGCCTTTTGCTTGATGGTACACAAACGCCTCAGGCGATGACGACTCTGCATCTTGCGACTGATGCCGCAAAAACTCAGATGCAGAATTTTATCTCCGGAATTCAGAATCTGAATGCTGTTCTTACTCTCGATACCAGTCAGGCAGTGCAGAGATTTCAGGATTTCGTAAATCAGGTGAAAACGACTCCGGTCGATACGGCTTTGAAACTGGAAAATAAAAATCAGCAGATGATCACAAATCTGAAACTCGAAACCGATCAGGCAAGGACTGCTTTTCAGAATTTTGTCTCGCAGGTCAGAAATCAGAATATCACGGCAAATTTACGGCTGAATCTCTCGCAGGCAAGGGCTGATATACAGAGAATCGCCAATCAGAGCGTTACCGTAAAACTGAATTACAGAAATCAGGCAAAGGCTTCTGTTTCGCTGAATCTGGATACCGCTTCCGCCAACAGAAAATTAGACTTGTTTCTGCAAAGAATCAAGAGTGCCAGTCCAGTGCTCCGGCTTCGTTTCGATGTGGATTCTGCACGTTCGAGATTTGATTCTTTCCGGAATCATGTCCAGCGCACTCGCTTTGATTCCCGTCTGAATCTGAATACTTCTGATGCACAGCGTTCACTGACGGAACTGCTGAACAGAATCAGCAATGCGAATCTGAATCTGAAAAACTCCGGTCAGAGCATGAACAATCTGAACGGTACGGCGCAGAATTTAGGAAATACTCTGAAATCGCTCTTTGCTACAGGTGCAGTTATCGCATGGGGAAAAGCCTGCATCAGTGCCGCAACCGGAACAGAAAACGCTTTTCGAGGATTGCAAAGCATTCTCAGCGGACAGGGCAGGGATTTTGCACAGGCGCAGGGATTTATTCAGGAATATATCTCAGATGGTCTGATTCCGCTTCAAAATGCAGTTACTGCTTACAAGAATCTTGCATCGAGGGGCTATTCTGATACGCAGATTCAGAACGTCCTGACAGCTCTGAAAGACAGTGCCGCCTATGGCAGACAGGCAAGCTATTCGCTCGGTGATGCAGTCACATCGGCAACAGAAGGCCTGAAAAATGAAAATTCCATCCTTGTTGATAATGCCGGTGTTACGAAGAATGTCGCAAAGATGTGGCAGGATTATGCCAAATCCATCGGCACAACATCAGCAAAGCTGACACAGGCACAGAAAATTCAGGCAGAAGTCAACGGCATTCTGGAAGAAACCAGATTTCAGAGCGGTGATGCCGCAAAGATTGCAGATTCCTTTTCCGGAAAACTTTCCCGTCTGACAGCAAGTCTGACAGCATTCAAAACGGCTGTCGGAAATATCCTGACAGGTGCATTGTCGCCTTTGATTTCGTTTTTGACAGAGGCCATCCGGAAGGCAACGGAACTGACAGAAACACTCGGCAGAATGTTAGGCTTTACAGGATTTCAGGCGGATATTTCTTCCGGCTTTTCTGCCGGAATTTCTTCCGCTGTCACCAAAACGGACAGTCTGACAGAATCGCTTGAAACTGCACAGAAAGCCGCTGAAAATCTTGGCTCTGCGAGTTTCGATGATTTTAATATCATCGGCGTTCAGGATTCTGATGATTCAGAATCAGAAACAGAGCCGGAAATCACACCGGTTCTGAATCCATCCGGAGTGCAGTCCGGACTTTCTGAGATTGAGAATCAATTTTCGGAACGTCTGAAAAATTTATTCCAGCCAATGCAGAATGCTTGGAATGTCTATGGTCAGCCGCTTCTGAATTCTATCAGAAATGCCGGAGATCAGATCAAAAATCTTTTTTCAGAGATCGGACAGAGTTTCGCAGAAGTCTGGATGAACGGCACGGGAGAACGCTTAACAGGAAATCTGCTGATTCTGCTGACAGATGTATATCATATCATCGGAGACATAGCCGGAGCATTTGCATCCGCATGGCAGGACAATGGCAGAGGTACGGCTCTGATTCAGAGCTATGCGGATAATTTTAATCATCTTCTGGAGCTGATTCATGCAGTCAATACGGCCTTCCGGACTGTCTGGAACGGCGGTATCGGTGAGGAAATTTTCGGGAATATTCTTGAAATTCTGACGAATATCAACCGGATATTTGAAAATCTGGAAAAACGCTTTCAGACCGCATGGGAACGGAATCAGACCGGAGAAAGAATCTTTTCAGGGATTCTTGAAATCATGAACACGGTTCTTGAAAGTGCAAATCATATCACGGAAAAAACCGCAGAATTTGCTGATCAGATTGATTTTTCACCGCTTCTGAATTCATTTGCAGATGTACTGGAAAGTCTCGAACCACTGACCGGACATATCGGCGAGGGTCTGGAATGGTTCTGGGAAAATATTCTTCTGCCGATCGCCGGCTTCACGATCGAGAATTTAATCCCTGATTTTCTGAACATTCTTTCCGGAGCGATTGATATTCTGGACGCTTCGATCGAGGCTCTGAAGCCGTTCGGCCTGTGGCTGTGGGATGAGTTTATCAAGCCTCTTGCCGACTGGACGGGCGACATCATCACGACAGGAATTGAAAATCTTGCAAAAGCTCTGCATAAAATCGGTGACTGGATTCGGAATAATCCGGATGCCTCTGTGTATATTGCCGGATTTACGGCGGCTGTTACGGGTCTGTATACAGCGATTACAGGCGGTACATTTGCGGCAATGGCCGGAAAGATCGCCGCATTCGCCGGAAAATTGGCGACACTGGATGTCACTACAGGGATTTTGATTATCGGCTTCGCTTCATGGGGCTATGCGATCACGGAATTATGGAATAACTGGAATGATCTCTGTGATGTCTTTGAGGATTCCGGCGGAGCGTTCGGATTTATTTCCGGATGGCTGGAGTATATCAGAGAGGATGTCGAGGAATTTTTCAATTTCGGCGATTTCGGTCAGATATGGTACAATTTCTGGAGCGGTCTTGGCGAAACGCTCTACACGATTACGCATGAGATGTGGGACGGATTCAAAAAGGGAATTCAGGAAAAATGGTCAGCGATCAAGACAAATGTCAAAGAATGGATTTTTGATCCGTTTATGGAATCAGTCCGCGCACTATTCGGAATTCATTCGCCATCGAAAGTAATGGCTGAAATCGGCAATTTTCTGATTGATGGACTATATAACGGCGTATCGGAAGGGATTCAGAAAATCAAAGAGATTTTTGAGAAAATGCGGAATAGAATCGAAGAAATTTTCCAGAATCTTCCGGAGTGGTTTTCTCAAAAATTTGATCAGGCAAGAAAAAATATTCAGAATATTTTCAGTACTATCGGCGGATATTTTTCCGATCGCTGGAAGGAGATTACAGAAGTTTTCTTAAATTCTGACAACTGGTTCGCTGAAAAATTCGATCAGGCAAAGGAAAATATTGAGACTGTTTTTCAGAATATCGGCGATTATTTTTCTGATCGCTGGAATGAGATCACAGGAATTTTTCTGAATTCTGACAACTGGTTTTCCGAAAAATTCGCAAGTGCATTCGAGAAAATCAGAACTGTTTTTTCTGAGGCCGGAAATCTGTTTTCTCAGATTTGGAGTGAAATTCAATCGCCGTTCGCAAGAACTGCCGATTGGTTCAGAGAAATTTTCTCGACTGCATGGGAAGCTGTCAAGCAGGTATTTTCTTCCGGCGGAGCGGTTTTTCAGGGCATTCAGACCGGAATTTCTGATGTATTTAAAAATACGGTCAATTCTCTGATTGATGGGATAAATCAGGTCGTAAGAGTACCGTTTCAGGGAATCAGCGAGGCTCTGAGTACAGTTCGGGGCTGGTGGCTCTGGACTCCGTGGGGAGATTTCTTTCCGTTTCAGAATCTTCCGGAGATCAGCATTCCGGAGATTCCGCATTTGGCGAAGGGCGGTCTTGTACGTCAGCCGACGCTTGCGATGATCGGCGACAATGTCAATGCTCGGAGCGATCCGGAAATTGTTTCACCGCTGTCGAAATTGAAAAATCTGCTTCCGGAACAGAATCAGAATCAAAATCTCATGCTGGAATCAAAATTAGATACGCTGATTCAACTCACGGAAATTCTGATCAGTACGATCGAGGAGAATCAGCCTGTGATCACGATCGGCGATAAGGATATTTATACCGCTTCGGAGCGGGGTCGGAG